GACGCACGCTACGGTATGGGCTTGCGCGCGGATCATCAGCGAGACGATTGCCACCCTCGGCTGGCATGTGATGAACAACAAGCCCGACGGTACGCGCGAGCGGTCGCTGAACGACAAACTAATCAGGCTGTTGAACTCGCAGGCGAACCCGGAAATGACGGCGTTCACCTGGCGCGAGACGGCACTTCTGCACGCCATGATCTACGGCAATCACTACTCCGAGATTGTGCGCGATGGCGGCGGACGCCCGATCGAATTGTGGCCGCTGGACCAGGTGCGAACCCCGGTCACCATCAAACACAACGACGCCGGCGAATTGCGCTTCTGTGTTTCAGCTGAAGATTACGAGCGCGAGATTCCCGCGGCCAATATGCTGCACGTGCACGGACTCGGCAGCGACGGTCACTACGGGTTGTCGGTGCTGCAATTGGCGCGGCGGTCGATCGGCAGCGGCTTGGCAATGGGCGAGTTCGGCGCGAACTTCTTTGCCAACGGCGCGCACGTCGGCATTGCCCTGAAGCATCCGGGGAAACTCTCGGAACAGGCCAAGGACTATCTGAAAAAGTCGTTCAACGCGGCCTATAGCGGGCCGACCAATGTTGCCAAAACCGTGGTGCTCGAGGAAGGCATGGAATTGGAGCGGCTGTCGATGACCATGCTCGATGCGCAGTTCCTTGAATCGCGCGCCTTCGATGTGCTGGAAATATGCCGCTGGTTCCGCGTCCCGCCGCACAAGGTCGCCGATCTGCAGCGCGCCACGTTTTCGAACATCGAGCACCAGGCGATCGAGTTTGTGACGGACACCATCCTGCCGTGGTGCCGCCGGCTCGAGCAAGAGGTCGACATCAAGTTGATCGGCTATGGGTTGCAGGTGACCAAGTCCACGCGCCTCAACATCGACACCCTGCTGCGCGGCGACGTGATGAGCCGGTTCAACGCTTACGAGAAAGGCCGTCTTGGCGGATGGCTGTCGGCAAACGATGTGCGGCGGCTGGAGAACATGGGGCCGATCGAGAACGGCGACATCTACCTGCAGCCGATGAATTACATGGAAGCCGGCGAAGAGCGCCCGACGACCGGAGCGGCAGCGGCGCCCGCCGAAGATCCGGAAGACACCACGGACGCGACGACTTCGGCAACTGCGCCGGAAGATTCGGCGGTTACCGTCCTCAGAACACCTCCTTGGAGACGCGCTCATGGGTGAGCCCAATGTTCGATTCGTAAACCGCGGCAATCGCAGCGGTGAGATCTGGCTGTACGATCAGGTCGGCGCCGATCCGTGGTTCGGCGGGATTTCGGCGAAGTCGTTTGCCGACGAGTTGAACAAGCTCGGCAAGGTCGACGTGGTCAACCTGCGCATCAATTCGCCTGGCGGTTCGGTATTCGACGGACTGGCGATCTACAACACTCTGGCGCGGCACCCCGCGCGCATCGAGGTCGATGTTGACGGCGTGGCGGCGTCGATCGCCTCGGTGATTGCGATGGCCGGAGACGAAATCCGCATGGCGAGCAATGCCACGATGATGATCCACGATCCCTATGGCATGTCGGCGGGCAGCGCGCAGGATATGCGCAAGACGGCAGACCTGCTCGACCAGATCAAGGGCCAGATCGTCGACACCTACGCCAACCGCACCGGCAAGGATGCGACGGCGCTGGCTGACATGATGGCCAACGAAACGTGGATGACCGCACAGGAAGCGCGACAACACGGCTTTTCGGATGCCACGACAGAAGAGCAGCGCATTGCGGCCTACGTCGACCTGACGGTGTTCAATTTCAAGCATCCGCCGAAGCGGGCGGATGCGAACGCCACGCCGGCACGCGACATTGCCAGCGTGAGACTTGCATTGCAGCAAAAACGAATGGCCGGATCATCGGCATAGGCGGCGACAAGCCGATACAGGGACCGGCCTCCAGCCGGTTTTATTTTAGGAGCCAGGAATGAAGACGATCCAAGAACTGCAAGCCCGGCTTGTCGAATTGCAGGAAATCGGCAAGAGCATTCAGGCGAAGGCGGACGCGGAGAAGCGCGACCTGAAAACGGAAGAGCAAACCGAACTGGAAGCGATTTTCAACGAGTTCGAAACGGTGGAGGCCGACATCGCGCGGCGGGTGCGTCTCGACGCGCAGGAATCGCGGCTGTCCGCGCCGCAAGCGCGCGTGGTCCCGCCGTCGATCGGACCCGCGCCCAACCTCGAACTGCAAAACGCCGTGGTGCCGGCCTCGAGCGGTATGCGCAACACGCGCATCACGACCGTGGAAGAGCGCCAGCGTTGGGGCTTCCGCGACTTCGGCGAGTTCTGCAATTCCGTGCGGCGTGCCGCTACCAATCCATCGGAACCGGACGCGCGCCTGGTGCAGAATGCGCTGACGACTTACGGCTCGGAGGGTATCGGCGGCGATGGCGGCTTCGCGGTCCCGCCGGAATGGCGCAGCACCATTACCGCACTGGTGACCGGCGAGGAGTCTTTGCTCGCCCGCACCGATCAACAGCCGGTGTCCGGCAATTCGATCACCTTCCCGATCGACGAAACGACGGCCTGGCAAACGACCGGCGGAATCCTGGCGTACTGGGATTCGGAAGCGCAGGCCATGACGCAGAGCAAGCCGCTGCTCAAGGACGTGACGCTCAAGCTACACCGCTTGACGGCATTGGTGCCGGTGACCGATGAATTGCTGGAGGACACCGCCGCGATGGGCAGCTATGTCGCCAAGAAAGCCGGCGAGAAGATGTCCTACAAGGTGACCGACGCGATCATCAATGGCAGCGGCGTCGGACAACCGCTGGGCATCCTCGGTGCGGCCTGCACGGTATCGGTGGCCAAGGAAACCGCGCCGGCGCAAACCGCGGCCACGTTCCACGGCCGCAACGCGATCAAGATGATGGCGCGTATGCCGGCGTCGTCGTTCGGGCGCGCGGTCTGGTTGGTCAACATGGACGTGATCCCTTTTGTGATGGCGATGGGCATTGACGTACAGCGGGCCGACTCATCGCTGGCCGGAGCGGGCGCGCTGTATTTGGCTCCCACCGGACTCGCGGGCGGGTCGGCTTACGGCACCCTGCTCGGGCGCCCGATCATCGTGACCGAAGCGTGCAAGACGGTCGGGACGGTCGGCGACGTGATTCTCGCGGATCTCTCGCAATACCTGACGGTGGTCAAGTCGGGCGGGGTGCGCAGCGACACGTCGATCCATCTGTTCTTCGACCAGAACGTGACGGCGTTCCGCTTCGTCATGCGGATGAGCGGCCAGCCGTGGTTGTCGGCCGCCATTACGCGCGCGAGCGGCAGCAACACGCTGTCGCACTTCGTCACCTGCGCGGTCCGGTAACCAACGCCTGACGGCTAACCAAAGGAAACTGCAATGACAATCTCTCTGAATGGCCTGTTTGTCGAGCAGGCGTATCTGGTACAGGCAACGACGCTCGGGTCGGATTGGACGGCCGCAACGTGGGTCTCGCTGAAAAACTACCGGCGACTGGTCATCGTCGCCGACGCCCTGTCGACGGGGTCGGTGACCGGCGGCGTGGTGACGCTCAACCAGGCGACGGACGTCGCCGCGTCGGGCGCGAAGGCGCTCGGTTTCACGCGGATGAAGCGGTCGCTCGACCTGACCACGGCGCAGACAGAAATCGCGCAGGTGCTGACCGAGACCGCGGTGACGTCCAACACGTTCTCGCACGCCGCGACGACCAGCAAACGCACGCGCTACGTGGTCGAAGTGGACGCGGATACGTTGGACATCGCCGGCGGCTTTGACTGCGTCCGTTTCGTGTCGACGGCGCTGGTCAATGCGACGGGGGTGGTCAATTACATCCTCTACGGCGCCCGGTTCTCGACGGCCGCTGGCATCACGCCGATGCTGGACTGAGTCTGAGTGCGATTTCGGGGGGGCTGCAAGGCTCCCCCGCTTTTTTCAAGGGGTCACGATGGCACTCTACAAAGTCTACAACGCGCCGATGCCGACAACGGCGAGTCTGTTGGCGGTTGCAACCGGCACCGGTATCCTGACCCTGCTCCAGGTCAAGAATTCAAAAGTATGTCGGATTCTGGAATGGGGCATCTCATTCAACGGGGCAGCAGTTGCGGCGGGCATCGAAGTCGAGCTGCTGGACACCGCTTTGATCTTCGCCACGGTCACGGCGAGCGTGGACGCTGACATCATGCAAGTCGACGGGGGTACGCCGATCCTCGCGAGTACCTCGGGCCTGACCTATACCACGACTGGAACCGGGTACACGGCAAGCGGCGAGGGGACCATTGTGGCCACTACGGTCCACGATGCGAAATTCTTGACGCCAACCGGGAATTATCACTTCGACGTTCGCCCGCGCCCGATCAATTGCATTCCGGGCAACAGTTACCGGATCAGGGTAAAGGCGGCGGCCGGCGTTTCCGCAATCTGCTACATGACCTTGGAGTTTTGACATGGCGATCCAATTGAGCGTCCCTGTTCGCAATGCGCGGCTCGACGCGATCGAGACGGTGGTCGGGACAACCGCAAAACTGAAAATCTTCTCGGGCACGGTGCCCGCCGCGTGCTCTGCTGCCGATCCTGCCGGCGCGCTGGTCACCTATACCTTCGCCTCCGACTGGATGACGGCGGCAGCGTCCGGCACCAAAGGCAAGGAAGCGGGCACCTGGTCCACTACGGCGGCGGCCGGCGTTGCGGCATCGTTCCGCATCTACGCCAACGATGGCGTGACCTGCGGCGTCCAGGGAACGTGCGACCAGGGTTCCGGCGACCTGTCGTTCGATAACAAGACATTCACCGCTGGTCAGACGGTGGTGATAAATACGATGACATACACCGACGGCAATGTCTGACAATGAAAAATTGATCCGCAACTGGATCGCAGAAGTGGTCGCCGAGCGGGATGCTTGCACTGATCCCGACCGGCGCGAAGTCCTGACGTTGCGCGAACACAAACTGGGCGGACTACTGCCGCCGGCGAACGGGACGATGGCCTTCCTGCTCAACCCAAGTTCGCTCGACTGATGCCGTTCAACCTCGTCATCTGTACCCCGTCGTCGGGGCATTGCCGCACGTCCTTTGCGTTCTCGATCGCGCGGCTTACCGGCTACCTGGCGACGCATCGACCCTGGCCGGAACTCACCTCCTGGTCGTATGACTTCGCCATGCTCGAGGGGTCAGGGATCAGCACGAACCGCGAGCGGCTCACGCGGCAGGCGTTGGCCAACCCGGACACCACGCACGTGCTGTGGATCGACGATGAC